TTGTGTACTGATACAGCGACCACTGCGCCGGGTCAAGGCGCTGCGCACCAGGGTCGGCAAGCTCGGGGTCCGTTAACAGCAAAATCAGCTCATAGAACCACCCACTGACGCCCTCGGGTGATGGCGTGGTCGTAAATAAACCCCAGCCAAGTTTGTCAGAAAGAGCGGGTCGGATAACAGATCGCCAAGCATCTTCTGGCAAAAATGCGCATTCGTCAAGAACTGCCCCGCAAAGAGATCGCCCGCGAAGCGAATCGTAGTTTTCTGCTCCCTTTAGCTCAATCTGCGAACCATTGATCAGCTTGAGAGACAGTTCAGTTTCGTTTTTCTTTCTAATCCATCTAGCGGGAACAATTTTCTTAAGGGTTTCCCAGCTAATCTCTTTCGCCATTCTGTACGATGGCGCAATGTAAAAGTAGTCTCCGACTTTTTCAGTAGAACCGCGCAGCAGTTCAGCGCATCCCAGCAGCGTCTTCCCGCCCCGCCGGCCCGCCAAAACGACGCGAAACCGGCGGCGATCTCTGAAAACACGTCCCTGCACGGGCCTGAGCGAAAGCCGCCCAGGCGACATGAAATCACCGCTCTGGCGTAATTCCGTTGATGTTTGCGCCAAGGTGAGATGCGTATTCGCCGTGAAACTTTAGCTCAGCTTCGCGCCGTGCGGCAATCGCGTCATCCAGCGACCGAAAACGCTTGCGATAAATCGTTTTACCGCCAGCCTGCACCGAAACCGTCCACATATTTCTTGACTTGTCCCAAAAAACACCAAAAATACCGCTTTTGCTATTTACCTGAGCAGTCCTGTTCCTCATGTTTTCGCCTGTGTTTGCAAGGCGCAAGTTCTCAAAGCGGCTGTCGGCTTTGTTGCCGTTAATGTGGTCGATCTGCATACCGCCGACATCTTGGCCAGTGAACAGCGCCCAGATAATCCTGTGCGAATAAAAAAACGAGCCGTGTATCCTGATCTTGAAGTAGCCGTCTGGGCGCTGAGTGCCGGCAACGGCGCCAATAAAGGTTCGGTTGCTTAGTCGGGCACGCCAGCGCAGCTGGCCAATCTCGGGATCGTACTCAAACAGCTGCCGCAGCTCTTCGATAGGCGGCAAAGGCTTGTAGGATGCTGGCATCGTCTGTACGGCAGGCGGTCATGGGCCAGGGCGTTCCACCGCCGCTGGCCTGCACCATTATAGGGGGTAGACTGAGCCCCTACGCCCTGAAAACGTGTCGATCACCAAAGTACGGCTGACAAACGCCTTCTATAGCGACAAGGATAGCCCATTCTACTTGGATCGGCTTGTATTGCAGATGCGTGATCGCTGGGAGATCATGCACGCTGTTATCAATGGGACGGAATATCTACACGAACATGCTGCGCTGTATCTGCCGCGAGAGCCTAGGGAGGAAGAGGATTCGTGGAAAGCTCGCGTCAATCGCTCGGTGCTGACACCGTTCACAAAGCGCTTGATCAGTAACGCTGCGGGCATGGTGCTCAGGAGGCCGATACATCTTGAGGGCGGTGATCCGTGGTGGAATGAAACGTTCCGCAAGAATGTCGATGGTGATGGTACATCACTGGATCAGTTTGCGAAGAAACGGCTTGAGGTGGCGCTGTCGTATGGCATCGCTTACATGATGGTTGACGCACCGGCAAGCAATGCGCAAAGTGCTGCTGACGAGCTGGAGGAAAGCGAGAAGCTGCGTCCGTATTTTGTGCAGATTGACCCGTGGCAGGTGCTTGGTTGGCGGCGAGAAAGCGATGACCCCGGCAGCAGGCTGACGATGTTCAGGTATCAGGAGGAAATGAAAACAGATGATGGCATTTATGGCGAAGAATGGAAAATGGTTGCGCGGGTGATTCGCCCCGGCAGCTTTACCGTGCATGACAACGAAAACAACGCCCCGATCAAAACGGGCGCGTTCGATCTCGACTACGTTCCCGTGATTGGCATTTACGGCGAACGTGAGGGCTTTTTGGTTGGCACACCACCGCTGGCAGATGTGGGCCGGCTTAATGTGACACATTTTCAGCGCATGGCAGACTTGCTGCACTCGCTGCACATTGCTGCCATTGGCCTGCTGGTGCTGGAGGATTATGACGGCGAGGAAGGCGTCGTGGGGTTGAGTTATGCCATCAAGATGACGACCGGCAGCAAGGCGTACTGGGTGCAGTGTGACGCCGGCTCATTTGATGCGCAGGCTAATGCGCTGGAGCGGCTGGAAAATCAAATGTCGCATTTGGGCGTTACAAAGCTGCTTGGGCAGAAGTTCGTGGCAGAAAGTGCTGACGCGAAGCGCATTGATCAGCAGCAGGCCAATAGCGTGCTGGCGACCGTCTCGCTGGAGCTTGAAAATGCGCTAAACGAGGGCTTCCGCATTGCCGGCGAATACATGGGGCTGGAGCCGCCGAAAGTTGTTATCGACAAAGACTTTGACTTCTATCGTCTGCTTGGTCAAGACGTGAGCGTGCTAGGCGAGCTGCACAGACAAGGGCAGGTCAGTACAAATCTCTTCCACTTGATCATGCGTCATGGTGAGTGGATTCCGCCGGAGGTTGATCTAGCTGACGAAGCGACGGAGATCCAGCGGCTGCAAAAGGAGAAGCAGGATGCTATGATGGAGGCTGCTAGAGTGCAAAATGCAACAACTCCAAGCGCGTCAGCGGCTCTTAATACTAATCGAGCAGCAGGCGCTTAGTGTTTATGATGCGCTCATAAAAAAGTCGCTCCCCGTACCGCAAGCGCGATATGGGGAGCGACGATCAAATGCAAGGCTCAGAGCGGTTGAGCGTGACGCCAAGACTTGAACTTTTCGTCCGGCCCTTTCTTGACCGTCCGCATTTCCGCGATCTCCTGCTCGCCATCGTCGTGAATGGTCTTTTCGACCACAAGCGAGCCGATGCTGATGCGCTCGACCACAGGGCCGGTCACTTCCATCGAGTCATCTTCAGGCTCGGGCGCAGGTGCGGGCGCGGGGGCAGCAGGCTTTACGGTCTGCGGTGCAGCGGGGCGCGTTGCGCCTTTGGGATCAGCAGTTGCCATTGGTGCTTTCGGGCGGTTGCACGCTACACTATAGCGCATCCATCAATCGCGCCATGACGCTCACTCCCGAACAGATCGCAGAACTGCAAGCCAAGGCTGCCGAGGCTGATGAACTCAAGCAGCGGCTTGCTGCGGTCGATGGCAAAAAGGGCGAAGTGCTTGACGAAAAGAAAAAATTGCAGCAGGAGCTGCAGGAGCTGAAGGACAAGGAGGCCGCTCGCCAGCAGAAGGAAATGGAGGAACAGGGCAAGCTGGCAGAACTGCTGGAGCAAACCCGCAAGAATAATGAAGAGCTGCAGAAGCAGCTGCAGGAGAAGGATCAGGCCATTTCAGCCGCCGAGCAAAAGCGCATTGATGATCGTGTGCGCTCTGATTTCATGTCGGCTGTTGCTGCTGACGTGTTCAACGCTGAGCACACCTGGGATCTGTTCAAGAGCAGCGCACAGGACCGCGACGGCAAGACCATCGTGGTCTACAAGGGCGCCGAGATCAGCCCTGCCGAGCTGCCCGCCAAGCTGCGCACCGACACCAGCTACGCCTACCTCTGCCGGCCCGCCAAGAAAGGCGGCATGGGCGCTCCCACGGGTGCCCCCGGCGGCCCCGCTGAGGCCACCACCAACCCCTACATCGCCGGCAACGTGACAGCGCAGATTGCGTTGCAGATTGAAAACCCCGAGGAGGCTGCTAGGCTTCAAGCCGAAGCGCGTGCTGCCCGTGCAGCCGCCAAGAAATAGGCAGGGTGAGGCTGCGCTGATCCCGCCACTGAATCATCGCTGCGCGATGGTTTCGGCCTGCGGCCACAACGCACACCCCGCTTTTTCCTCCAATGGCCTGGTACGGCAATTACGGCGGAACGTTTGCTGGTGATGTTGCGAGCCTCACCCGGCTGGCAACCTCCGCACCGTTCGCGCAATACCTGCAGGAGCAAATCTTCCTGCAGTCCCGCATGATTCGTTCGGGCATCATGGCCCGCAACGAGGGTCTGGTGGCCACCACCGGCACCCGCATCGAAGCACCGTTCTTCGACCCCCTGGACCCCACCGAAGAGCGGATGGAGTCCAACAACACCTGGGGCGACGAAGGCGACGGACACTTCACCGTTCAAAAGATCACTGCCTCGACCCAGTACGCCACGATCACGCACCGGGGCTTTGCCTACGGCGTGGACAAGCTGAGCAAGCTGGCGATTGGCGAAGACCCAATGGCCGTGCTGTCGTCTCAGCTGGTGCCCGCGATTGACAAGCTGCGCACCCGCAAGCTGATCTCCCATCTGGAAGGTCTGCTCGGGACCAGCGGCCCGCTCAACGCGACCCACAACCTCGACATCACCGCCAACGTGGTGCCCGGTTCGCTGACTGAAGCGAACTACCTGACCGCCCCCGCCGTGGTCCGCGCCCGCTACCGCCTCAATGAGCGGCAGAGCGACATCACCACCATCGTGATGCACTCGCTGGTTGCTGC